CACGCCCTCGGTCGAGCCGAGCTGCTCGCGCAGCACCTTCACGTCCTCCGGCTTCAGGGTGTTGTCGGTCTCGAGGTAGCTCGGGAAGTGGTTGCCGTTGTTGAGGAAGCGGCCGAAGAACTGCTCGCTCGCGATCGAGAGGCCGATGGACTCGCGGATCAGGTCGATCGGTGAGGCGGCCTGGTAGGGGCTCTTCGAGAGAAACGGGCCCTTGAAGTGGATCACGTCGGAGGACGGGTAGACGCCTGGCGGCGTGAACTCGTCGCCGGTGTACTTGTAGGAGACCTTGCCGTCGAGTGCCTTGATCTCAGGAGCCGTGCCGTACAGCGGCCAGAGCGAGGCGGGCCGGCCGTTCGTCCAGACGATGCGCATCACGGCGTTGCCGGTGATGTCCTCCCTCATCTGTTTCCAGCGCCACATCTCCAGTGATGTCATGAGGTCGTTCGGGCGATCGAACAGGAGGCGGGCGACCGGGTGGTCGAGTTGCGGAAGGCGTTCCAGGCCTTCCCTCTTGAAGACCGCGCCGGGGAGCGTCGAGAACGTCTCGGCCCTGACTTCGATACAGGCAGCGACGGCGACGGAGGCGAGGGCGGTGTCGGCCGTGACCCGGACTCCCGAGGCCGATACGTTGCCGCCGTAGAAGAACGCCTGCGCCAGCGCGTCGACTGCGTCCTGCGACCTCTTCTCGCTTCGGTCGCGGAGCGCGGAGAACGGATTGAGTCTCAAGCGACCGCCCTTCGGGCCGGTGACAGGTGCACTCCTGCAATCATGGCGAGGGAGTCACCCGCGTCTCTAGAGCTCCCAGACGCCCCCGGTAGAGGCGAAGCTGGGAGCGCTGTCCGACTCGGCTTCGGCGATGTAGACCGCCATGGCCGCCGCGATCGCGCCGTCGATCTTCTCCGCCTTGGCGCCGCGCCCGATGCGCCAGCCGATCGGCTCCCTGGGCAGCTCGATCGCGTTGAGGATGTGTTCCTTGATCACCGTGCCGCGCCCGGCGCGGATCCGCCCGGTGCGCACGAGCTCGCGCAGCGTCGCCGAGGCCGGGCACATGCGCGTGTTTGTCTGCCCGAACTCCTCCACCGGGATCCCATGGTCGCGCTCGAGGCGCTGCATGAGGAGCAGCAGGCGGTTGGGGTCGAGGGCGACGCGGGTGACGTTGCGCGTCTGCCACAGCGAGGCGATGAACTCCTCGATCTCGGTGAGATCGTAGTAGCCCGTGTCGGGCGGCGGCTCGTCGAAGATGTAGGACTCCATGTGGTGATCACCGGCCGCGTCGCGACGGTCGACGATGATCGCGAAGCAGTCGCCTTTGTTGGCGCCGTCCACGGTGATCACGCAGGGCTCTTCCGCGTCCACGATCGGGTGGCGCTGGCAGCGCTTCCACTCCTGCCAGCGGAAGGCGCGCGCCGCGTCGTTCGTCGTCGGGAAGCGATTGAGGTGATACTGCTCGAACTCGGCCCGCGTCAGGCGCCGGTACTCGTCCTTCAGGTACTCCATGGTGATCCAGGGCGCGATGTTCGTGCGCCGCCAGACCTTCGGGTCGGCGGCGTCGTCGGAGTCCTTCGCGCCCTGCCAGTAGAGGTAGCCGCGCGGGTCCTTGCGGATGGCCTTGATCCAGTCCCACAGCGGCCCCATGCGCGTGCGCCCCGCGGTCGTGATCCCGATGAGCAGCGGCTCTTCGCGCCCGCCCATGCCGGAGCGCAAGGCGTTGACGACGTCCATGTTCGGATAGGTATGGGGCTCGTCGCAGATCACGATGCGCGGGTGGATCGCCTGCCCGGCCGCCGACTTGTTCGGGATCACGTAGAACTTCGCCCCGATCTCCGGGATCTCGATCACGTTCTTGTAGGTCTTGCCGCCGACCAGCTCCTTGAGCAGCGGGTTCTGGTCGATCATGCCCCTGGCGAAGTTGAGGATCAGCCGCGCCTGGTCCTCGTCGAACGCCAGCACGACGATCTCCTGGCCGACAACTGGCTCCATGAAGAAGTGGAAGAGACCGGCGCCGGCGGTGATGGTCGACTTGGCGTGTTTCCTCGGCAGGCCGATCAGCGCCTCCGTGTACTTCCGCCGCCCGTAGCGGTCCAGCGTGCCGTAGATCGGCTCGACGATGTTCGTCGCGGCGTAGGGCGGCAGGATGAACGGGTCGCCGGCCCAGCGGTCGTCGACCAGGCGCAGCTGCGTGGAAAAGAAGGCGTCGACCAGCATCGGGCCGACTTGCGCGGCAGTCAGGCGGTCGCCGGCCGCCTCGAGGATGGTGTCTCGGAGGTCGCTCGCTCTCACTTGCCGTCAGTGATCCGCGCGACGATCGCCTCGGCGATGCCCGAGTGTAGGTCCTTCATGAGACTCTTGCCGGCGAGCTGCAGCAGGCCGGCGCGCAGGCGGGCGACGAAGGTGAGCGCGTACTGGTCGGCGATCTTCAGATAGAGCTGCGCCTCGTCGCGGGCGACCTTGAGCATCGGGTTCACCTTGGGCCCGAAGGGCGTCTCCACGACCATGCCCTCGCGCTCGACGTGCTCCTGCGCCTGCTGGTGGCGATAGACCGACCAGGCCATCATGCGCAGGGCCTCAAAGTCCGTATCGTTCAGGCGCCCGGCGAGCTCGGCGGTGGCGCGCAGGAACATCTCGCGCGGCAGGCCCTCGGGCAGCTCTGCCGCGATCGCGGTGGCGACGGCCGGCGTCGCGTCCTGCGGCACGATGCGCGTCGTCGCCTTGCCGACCTGCGGGCGATTGCCGGTGCCGCGCTTGGCGCGCCCCGGGTCCGGCTTGCGACCGCGGGTCACGTTGACTCCTTGAAATACTTGGTAAGAGCTGCGTCGACCGCCTCCGCCATGCCGGCGCAGCGCCAGGCGAACTGCCGGCGCGCCTCATGGCCAAGACGGCGCCAGGTGACGATCAGGAGGATCTGTTCGTGGACGGCCGCGAGCACCTGGTCATCGGTCGGCGCCGACTTGCCGACCAGGAAGGCTTCGACCGGCTCCGGTCCCTCTACCTCTCCCTCAAGCGGGACCGCGCAGACGCCATGGCGCTCGCGCTTCGCCGCCTGGCGGCAGCGGTTCGAGCAATAGATCCGGCGCTGCCCGGTCGGATGCTGCGTGATGTCGGCATCGCAGATCGGGCATCGGTTGACGGGGAGGTCCATGAATCCATCTTGGGATGCGTGTCACGGAGCCCCATGCGTGTCCCGAACCGTCAAACCCCGACTCCCCAATTTCGGGCAAACGCACGCAGACAGGGCGGCAGGGTTCGACGCATGCGAGCCTGAAGATTGAACCCCCTACCGGCCTAGTAGTAACAACTGGTCGTCCATCGCCCGATCTCCCTTGACGGAGTTGCACAGGTGGCATGCGCAAGCCACGTTGGCGTACAGGTGCGGCCCGCCCTTCGCCATGGGGATGAGGTGGTCGAGGGTAGCCGCACGGGGATGCCATGAACGCGCGCTGCGCAACGTCTTGCGACCGCAGATGTGGCAACGCCAGTTGTCTCGTTCGAACACCTGGATGCGCGAGATCGGTTCATACGGCACGCCATAGTACCGTGCCCTCTTACGGTAGTTGCCTTTGTCGCGACCACGGCGAGCGTGAGACGCCTTCGCGTTCGCCTTTATGCAGGCGTCGCAGCGGATGCGGTGGCGCTCCTTCCTCTTGCCACACTGCGGGCAAGATGAATACGGGTGATCGATCTTCTCCAGGTGGAACGCAAAGGAGGCTAGGTCGGTCGAGTCGTGTCTTCCGCAGTGTTTCCTCGATGCTCCCGGGCGGCAGCAGTAGTCCTCGGCACAGAGTGGGCAGGTGCGCCATTCCAAGAACGACTGGTAGGGAGTTCCAAGGTGCGCCGATCGAAGGACCGCTCCACACCTGCGTCCGCACGTTCGTTGCTCTGAGTAGGTAACCTTGTATCCCTTGCCGCAGACCTCACACGTGCGCCTCTCGCGACTGTTCTCGTATCGCGCCCGGCGCTGGGCAGGATCGTGGGAATCCTGATTGTGGCAGAGTCGCGAACAGTACTTGCTCTGCCTGCCGGTCAAGGGTCTGCCACAGTGCACGCACATTCGAGAATCGCTGCCCATGCCCCAACGCTAGTGGGGCACACTCACAGGTCTGCGGCACGTGATCGCGGTCGGGTATGATGCGCCCATGGCGGCGGGCCACATCGAGAAGCGGCGCAGGAGTGACGGCTCCGTGTCCTGGCGCGTGGTGGTCAGGGTCGGGTACGGGCGCTCCGCCAAGCGGGAGACGCGCGTCGTGTGCACCACTGAACGCGACCAGGAGAAACCTCCGCCCAAGGTGAAGGCTGCGCTGAAAGAACTCGAGCGACAGGCAGAGACCGGCTTCGTCCCGCCGGCGCGCGTCATGCTCACCGATGTCTTCCGCAGTTGGCTGGACACGCACACTGGCCTGGCGCCCAAGACGCGCTACACCTACGACTGCCTGGTCGAGACGCACTTCGTGCCTGCCTTCGAGCGCTTCCGCGTCGTCGACCTGCGCCCGGCAGACATGCAGGACTACTACGTGCTGCGCCGCGAAGACGGACTCTCGGACGCCACGATCCACTGGCACTATCGCACGATCCATGCGGCGCTGAAGTGGGCGGTCGAGAACGAACTCGCCGCGCGCAACGTGTGTGACCTCTCCGCATCCAAGCCTCCCCGTGGACAACGTCCCGAGATGAAGACGCTGAGCGCGCGTCAGATGCGCGGCCTGCTTGAGGCAGTGGCAGGGACGGACCTGGAGCTGGTCGTCATGCTCGGCTGCGCAACGGGCATGCGCCGCGGAGAGATCTGCGCGCTTCGCTGGCGCGACCTTGACCTCAAGGCCGGGACGGCGCGCGTCGCTGCCTCGCTCTCCTACGTCCCGCAGAAGGGCGTTACGCGGAAGAAGACGAAGACCGGGCGAGAACGCACTGTCGGTCTGCCGGCGTTCGCGATCGCCGCCTTGACGGAGGCCAAGCGCGACAAGGTCTGCCCGCCCGACGCCTGCGTTGTCGGCGACGTGCATCCCGACGAGGTCACGAAGTCCTGGCGCGAGAAGGCCGACGCGCTCGGACTCGATGGGGTACGCTTCCACGACCTGCGGCACTCGTTCGCGACCGCGCTCCTTGAGGGCGGCATGGACGTGAAGAGCCTGCAGGATGCCCTCGGGCACACGAGGGCGGCGACCACGACGGACGTCTACCTGCACGTCACGGAGCGGATGCGTGAACGGCGCACTGAGATGGTCGACGCTGCCTTCGACGTGACCCCGGAGCAGCTCGGGAGCACCCGGGAGGCCGATGTGGTTGACCTGAAGGGCGCAATCCGAGACTAAGCCGGTGTAGCTCAGTTGGCAGAGCAGCCGCCTTGTAAGCGGCAGTTTTGGGCACGCGGCGCGCAGCACAGACGCATCTAGCCTCACTTTCACCGTCCAACACGTGCTTTGCGTTGAACAGGGGGACCACCCGGGAGCACCTTGGGCTGCGTCGGTCCGTCGCCCGCGAGCCACTCATCAAGGGCGGCCACTGAGTACCTGAAGACCGCTCTCTCGCCTCCGGGGTTGATGTTCCGACAGGGGATGACTCCAGCGTGAGATAGTTGCATCACCTTCGAGAGGCCCAGGCAGAGGTAGCGCGCCGCTCCCTTTGGATCCAGGGCGTGTGATTGACCCTGGTCCTGTTCCGTGCTCACGTATTGATCTTCCTGAGCTTGGTTCTGGCCGCCTTCAGGAGGTCCGTAGCATTCTTCGCGGTGGGTGCGCCCTTCGCAACACGCGCTGCGATTCCGCGGTCGTGGAACCACTCGCCTTCGATGCGTTCTCCCCGGCAGAGGAAGTGCAGTCGACGCTCCTGGTCCATCGTCCCGGGGACGATAGCGATTACCTCAGTGGCCTTCAGCTTCCTCACCCGAGTCTCCGGGTCCCGACTGAACCCGATCTTCACGTCACGGCCTCTGCGGATGACGTAGATGAACGTCGGCCGCGTGTCCGGACCGCTCGCCATGTCGACCGTCTTGGCAAGCGCAAGACGATGCTCACTGCAGAGAACCAGGAAGGCCGAATCGGAGACCCATACGAGTTGTGACCGTGGTCGCCCACAGAGCTCCATGATGCCGTCCCTGGCCACGGTCATCTCGCACGTCAGGCTCTCTAGGAAGGCCTCCAGCACGTCTGCTCGGAACCTGCCGAGAATCTTGCTCCCCGGTACCACGCCGGCGTTCAGGCCGCGCACCACAGTCTGCTCGGGGCAGCGGAGCAGCTCCGCGGCCTCCTTCACGGTGAGGATATCGGGCGGTGACTCAGACATGACCGAGAGGCTCGAGGTATACGTCGATCTCGAGCCGCGGATGCGCCTGGTCGATCTCCGGGATCTCGTCGTGCGAGAGCGCCCAGCGGTCGTCGGTATAGGCGACAGTCGTGAGCACGTCGCAGACGATCTTGTGCAGGTTCGTCACGTCGCGCACCATGTGGTTTGGGAAGTACGGGCGGAAGACGACGCGGGTCCAAGTGTCGAGCGGCTCCCAGCCCTGCTGGTAGGCCTGGACGATGCACATGTTCCGCGCCATCTTCTTCCACTTGCTCGCCAGGGCGGTGTAGCCAATGCCGCCGCGGCGCCGAGGCGTGTAGATCGCGTTCACGCTCGGTGCCGGCGGCAGCACGATGGAGAGGCGCTCAGGCATCTGGGCCCTTGTCGCGCGCCATGAACCCCGCTCGGTAGCCTGCGCGGAAGGCGTCGTCGGCGTGGCAATCGCTCGGCTCTACGCTGTCGTCGTCCAGTCCCACGGGATGCGTCACGGGTGGAGTCGGCTTTCCTGCCATCCTTGCCAGGGAGAAGGTGACGACGATCGTGAGCAACACAACCAGGATGGTCGTGATGCCAACGGTGAAGGCGATCGCCCACATCATTGCGGCACGCCTCTGAGCGTCGGCACGATGAGCTTGCTCGCGGCTCGCGCGGCCTGCTCCTGCTTCTCGATCTTGTCCCAGCAGTCATCGCAGATCGGGACGCCGCGCTGGACGGCCTGCGGGCCCTGAGGCGTCATGCCGAGGGTCATCTGCACGCCCATCTTGATCTCGCGGTCCTTGGTCTTGCCGCCAGCCACCTTGAGCTGCGTGGCGATCTCGCGGAAGCACTCGGCGCAGTGGATGTGGGCGTCGATCATGAGTCCTCCCGTCGCTGCCAGCCTGCCACCCATGCAGACCAGCCGTGCTGGTCCTGAGAGGCGCGGCGACAGACGTCGCGCTTGAACGCCTCAAGTTCCGCCACCTTCTCGGGCCAGTTCACTGGACGAGTCGCCGGTTCGCCGTCGGCGGCGGTGAAGACCTCGTAGATCTCGAAAGACTTGAGCCGCTCCACCTCGGCCTCCAGCGCGGCGAAATTGGCCTCCATCTGACTGACCAGCAGCGCTTCTGCCTTCACTGCAGCGGTCTCCCAATCGACGTAGTGCTGTCGGTACGTGGCCCGCGCCTCCGCAAGCTCGGCCTCCAGCGCGGCGATGCGGTTCTCTGCTGCCTCGAAGACATAGTGCAGGCTGAGAGTGGCTGACGGCACATGGTCGTGTATCCACTGGTCGCGAAGTTCCTCGAAGCTACTCATCCCCGGCCTCCTCTCAGCCTCCGCAGGGTGCGCTTCCACCACGGCAACTTGACGACGATGATGCTGGCGACGAAGGTGCGCGTCGACGAAGCAGAGGTGGTGGTGCGGTTCTGGAGGGTCTCGTAGTCACTCATCCCCGGCCTCCTCATACGTTGCGGCGAAGATGTCAGGCTTGCAGGGGTAGAACTCGCCCGCGACTCCTTGGATGATGAAGTCCCCCACGTCGGCACGATGGTCGCCTTCAAGTGTCCCGATTCTCATAGCTCCGGTGTTGTCGAGAATCTCGAAGTCCTCGAAGCCGTTCTCCTTCATCCACATCGCGATACCGAGGGCGGCCCCTGCGTCTTCCAGTTGCACGGCCTTGATGACGACGGGCTTCTTGCGATACCTACTCATCCCCGGCCTCCTCTCGCTGTGCGTCGTATCGCTTGCGCTGTGAAGGCGTGGAGGACGGAGCGCAACCGCTCCCGCTCGGCCAGCAGTTCCTCGACGAGGTGCTGCACGAAGTCCACGTCGCGCTCCCCTTCGTCGTACCAGTCGATGTCACGCTGTAGGCTCATCCCCGGCCTCCTCTCGGGCGGCCCAGCGGGACTCAAGCGAATCACGCATCTCTTGAGCCGAACATCCAGACCAGTCGAGTGCGCCCGCCTTCGCCGCCAACTCATCGCAAGCGTCGTCCAGCATCCACCGCATCTTGTTTCTATCTGCGAGTAGGTGCGCGCTCCGCCCCCGCACCTGAGCCAGCCACCCCTCCATCTGGTGAACGTATTTGGTCTGCTCCGCAAGCTCGGCCTCCAGCGCGGCGATGTACGGGTCCGCCGCGTACACCACCTCGCGCGGCTGGCGCACCAGGTCGAGCATGGCGCGGTGTGCGACCTCGTAGTATGTCTCGGAGAGGGTGCTCATCCCTCCACCTCCCTCGCCGAGACGACGACCGCTCGCCGCGGCCCGTATGAGCGCGTCGCCACCTCGATGGCCTCCTGCTGATCGCGGGCGTAGACCTGCGTTTCGAGGTAGCGGGCGCGACGACGCTTGCCGGTGCGGAAGAGGACGGTCCAGATGGTCATCCCAATGCGCTCCCCTGGTCGGCTGCGGCGATGAGCAGGCGGCGTCCGTAGTCGGCGGGAGCGATCACGTCACGCAGCTTGCGGCGCCCGCCACCGGGAGCGGTCAGCTCGTGCTCGGCGAGCACCGTCCAGTCCTTGGCGTCGTGGTTGCCATTGAGGCCGGCGGCGGTG